GATTGACTTTAGTCATCAACTTTATTAATTCACTGATGTCATCAAGCCCCTGAGCATTAAGATTTACACTCATGGATGGTGGTGGTGTATCTGGTTTAATTGAAGATGCTGGCATTGGCATTGGATCTCCGCAACCTTCAACAGTTTCTTGCGATACTGGTTGATCCAACTCACGCATTTTTGACATCAAATCATTGAAATTCATATTAACTCCCCATTGCGCTTTTAAGACCGACTTTGTTTGTCTTGGTCTTGGGCAGCTTATATTCGGTTGGCCCGGTTTCATCTTTCTTACGTTGTTTTGCAGATTTTTCTAGATCTTTAAGAAATCCACGATTAAAATCATCTCCAAAATAATCTTTGTGTTTGATTTTACCTGCACCTTTGTCTAGATCGACTTCAGCTAACAGCGATTCGCCGCTAGGTTCTTGTGCTGAAAGCAACTGCTCTACTTCAGAAGGCTCTCCACTTCCTCTAACTCTAAAACAATCTTCATCAATACCCATGGCCTTTATGTCAGTTGATATTTCAGGTGCAGTTACGGGATATTCGCAAATAACTTCAAAAATATGAACTTCAACATTTTTTAACGTTGGAAAATCCATAGGAGACTCTTGGATAGGAGTAGAAGATATTTTGCTTAGTTGTGCTACCTTGCAACGATCTAACTGTTGTTTTAAATTTTCTTGAAAATTTTCAGGTAGTTCGCCCGCAACTTTGATCTTAAAGCTGTATATTTTTTTGCTTTCTGTAAGATATTCTTTAAAAGTTTTCATAGTAATATTTAGCTCTTTTGACCTAATTTTTTCAATAGTTCGTTTCGATCAGTAATTACAAATCCAACTCCGTTAAGTACATCACCGGATTCTTCATTGTTGTCTTTGTCTATTTTATATTTCTTAAGTTGTAGATCAATAGCTTTGAGTTTTTTATCAATTTTAGCTGATTTAGCATCAATTGCGTTTTTCATCATTGTGCCAGCTACTTCAAAAATTCTACCGCTGTAGCGTATTTCTACGTTCATGCCTAGATCCATTAAATCATCATAGGCAGTTTCTGCTTTTTTAGCAAGGTCATCTAGTTCTCTTTCATCGAGATTATCTAGTTCTTTAATCTCAGGCAACGATTTGGTTATTTCTTGCACAGCCTTAAAACTGGCATCCAGCGAAGTTACTTCCTCGTGTGGAGGTTTTTGATCTTCGATTGTAGGCTCTAATGATTGTTCACTATCTAAATTAAACAGTTCTTCTAGTTTTTTTGTCATAGTTATACTTACCTGCGTTTTGATCCTTGATGGAAAATATCACCTTCATTTACCACTCTGAATTTTATGCCTTGTTGCTTGCACCAGGCAGTAGCAGCTTCCCATTTGGCCATGTTCTTTACATATTGCTGTTGGTTATATTGACTTTTTCCTACGCTTTCTAATTTTGTTTGATTCAATGGTTTCACTTCAACTACTTCGGCATGTTTTTTACCATTTTTATCTACGTAAGAGATAAAAAAATCAGGAACATAAATTGTGTATTTTCCTGTAAGGGGATCTCTGTAAGGTATTTGAATACTTTCACTGGCCCATTTTTCCACTCCAGTGTGTTCATCTAACATTCTCATAAAAACAAATTCCCAAGAACTTCTCGCCAAGGGTGTTTTTTTACCGATGTACTTACTGGGGTTTTTCATTTCGAATCGACCTTGAGCAAATTTAGCCATTATGCTGCTATGTTTCTGGTTTGACTAAGTTTAACAACTTCGCCGGTCTTAAACCCTAATGTAGAGGTATTGGTTCGATTGTTGTTGAGAATTTCACCAACTAGTAAGTTGATCTGCATCCCGTTAAATTTTTTCAGTTGGTCTAACAATGTAAACACATTTACTGAATCTATTTTTGCCTGTTTTAAAATCACAGCAGCTGACACATTGGCAGCATCGGTTTCAAATCCTCTAGACTGAAAAAATGACACCGTTGCATCGACTTCGTTTGCTGAAAACTCTAAAGGTGTTTGACCGTAATAGTCAAAGAAAAGTTTTGTAGCTTCTGCACTATCGCGAATGTCGGGCAACGGAAGGTTGGTTTTAAGTGGTCTTTCAGACATATTAGTTAATTAGTTTATTCTGCATCGCCGGGTACTACTGTACGTTGACTTGCGGCAGTAGTTTGATTACTGGTTTGATTTTTAGGAAACACTGATCCTACTATTCCGCCAATGGAAGCAATACTGCCGGGAGAAGTTAATATATTCAGTGCTTCTTGTTTAAGGCCATCTTTGCTGAGACTCTTGATATTTTTTACAGTGTTTACTGCTGTTATTGCTGTTCCTAAAAATCCACCAAAACTTGCAAAGGCCGATCCGTCTCCAACAGCTCCAAACACCGACTCAAGCCCATCAAGTACTCCTCCATCTCCAGTTAGCGTACCTACACCACCGCCAGCCATACTTAATGGACTTGGGGTAGAATCATAGTGTAACGTAGCAAATCCTTTAGGAGTACCTTTTTTCACTTTACCCTGTGTATAAAACACTGTTTCGTATTCTAGTGTCATGGTACTTTCAAGAGTTTCAGCAGCACTATAGTCAACGTTTCCGTGCTGCCAGGTTTTAATTCTTGGATTCACTAATGTATAACCATTGAACCTACTGCGACTCATGGTGTATATACTGATTGATTTAAATATATCAGTGGATTTGTTTTTGTCTAGCCCGTATCTCATAGCACTGCGAGGATCATTAGAACTTCTATAATGAGTGGCAGAAAAAGCTGCTACAGGATTATGCCGGTCTTGAATATAGCTACCGTAATAAATCGCCCATAATGCATTTATAATACCCTGTGTATCGTCGTGAAATGTAATATTAACTGGCTCATAGTTAATCTGTTTGTATAATATCTTTTTTCGATTGTATTGATTCTTTACTACAGAATCAAAATTAAATTTTGGTAAATCGGCAGCTTTAACCAGCACTCCCATTTCGTCTGCATGTCTATTTGTAAATGCCGGTGCATTCATTGCTGTTTTGTCTAATTCAAAATGAACATAAAACAGAAATTTAGTTCTGGGAGCCAGTCTAAATGTGTCGTCAACAAACACTCTAGAAGCATGTTGCCAGTTCCCCATTAATCCTTTAGGATTAAGGAATCCCCCTACAGCTCCCTGTGTGAGATATTTGATAAATTTATTTGCCATATAGATATTTATGCCGTAAAAAAACCCGGATTTTATCCGGGTTTTTATTATCTCGTTGAAATATTAGCCTGCGCCGCCTTGACCTGTAGCTAGTTCGCTGACGGTTCTTGCAATTGCTGTTCCAGTACCAACTCCTACGGGACTTTGAATCAAGCTGTCAAATCTAATTGTTAGTGCAATTTGTACAGCTTCGTTGGTTGCGTAGTTGAGGTCTCCGTAGTCTGCATTTTGCAAGAAACATCCAAATAATTCAAATGTTTCAAGAACTGCGGCTGCTTGTTGACCGTTGCCACCATCTAAGATTTCAATTTTAGTCTTAAACTTATAGTCAATACCACTTCTTGCACTTGATTGTTCAAAAAAGTCAAATTGCTTTTGAACCTGTTGACCTACCAGTTTAATCACATTGCCGTTGGCATCATCTCTAAGATTTAGTGTTATTGGCTCAAGAGTGTATTTGCCTGCCATGTACACTTTCGAGTTGTAAATTGGTAGTTCAATTTCTTCAAAACCAATCTTAGGTCTAGATACGTCAACTACCTGTCTAGTAAGTTGAACTGCTTCTGTTGTGTTTACTCCAAATCCTTCAAATGAAACCCGAAACCTATATTTAAGTTTAGGCATCAACAGACCGGCGTTGGTGCCTGGCCCTGCTGTTTGGATCGACATATTGCTCAGTGTTGTAATTGCCATTTGTTATGCTCCGTATTGTATTTATGTCAAACTATAGACGTTAAATCTCACCTGTGTTTTTAATGCGCAGTGGAATGTAAACAAATTCAACGGCTTTAACTGGTTCAATAGCAACGTCTACCCATAGCTCGTTGCGATCTATTCTACTGCCTGTGTTATTTGATTCATCGCATACCACAGCAAAGTCATATATAGCTCTCAAGCCTACCAATTCTAACAGCAAGCTCTCAACAGCACCTCTAATTTCGTCTCTGGTGATCTGATCGTTTGGTTCAAAAATGTATGGACGAGCAAGTTTGTTTAACTGGCTGCGTAGATATACTACTAGTCTAGCAACGTTGATTCGGTCTAATGCACTTGCATTTCTAGCACGAGTTTTTTGACCATAAGCTACGTGTCCAACTCCCACAAAGAATGGAATAGGATTAATTTTTAAATCATATAGTGTGTCGCGCTGACCTTCATTTAGTGCAACAGTTTGGAATTCTCCAGTTGCAGCGTCTATGTATCCTACAGATGTAGCATTAGTAATACCGCCACGTCTTGTGCCTGCTGGGGCAAACCAAGGATATGAAACTGCATCACTTAGTGCAATGGTTCTTAACATCATGTGTGATGCTGGAACAACTGCATTAGCGCCGCCTAGGTCTGTGGTAAATCCGTTTGGATAATACACTGCACAGTATTCGTCGTAGCTGACAATACCGTCATCACCGTTGTCAAGCACCAGTCTAGCATTAGTACCATAATTCACTAGGCTAGTTGAATCGGATGGTAAACGTAATGGAGTATCGCCTAACACAAATGCTGTCAATCCACGATCAATGTTTAGGTTAATCATGTTGCTGAGAACTTCTGGATATCCTGGGCAGGAAATCAAATTAAAGTTTCTGCGTTCTTCGTCACGAATTTCAGAGCTAGTGTCTATCGCACTCTTTAGTGCAGATACTATAACTTTACGTTGTGCTTTACGTCCAAAACTTCCTGATCCATCTTCGTTGTTAGCTGATGCTGTTACCCAACGATCTGGTTGGTCATAGTATCCTAAAGAATCAAAACTTTCTCCGTCGCCGGCACCAAATCTAGGATTGTTATCTAAACCTAGACTAGTGATATAGCCATTTACATATTTTTTAACATTGCCGCTGCTTCTTCGTGTATTCCACAGCAACATTCCTCTTGGATATAAATCTGAATCTGGTGCGTCAGGATCTAGATAGCTGTTGGTTAACAAATCTTTGATAAGAGCAGCAGTATTTCCAGTCGCTCCGCTGGATCCATATCTTGCATCGGCAAACAATACACCTTCTTCAGTGGTCTGATCAGTTTTGTCTAACAATTTCCATTCTAAATCAATTACGCCATCGTAGCGATAAATTGCAGGATAATTTTCTATATCTGCTGTGCTGATCCATAGATCGCCGTCTACTAGTGGTGTGCCGTCGCTTTGTGTAGTTGGCTCTGTAGCACCAACTTGAGGACCAAGCGGATCTGAATTTGGGAAAGCTGTGGCAGTTCTGTAGCCAACAAATGTATCTCCGTTGTGATACATGATATCAACATCGCCAACATCAGCATTGTACCAGTATGTTCCGTCGGCTGCTTCGTTTAATGGTGATGTGCTGCTGGCTGCAAAATCTTCAGCAGCCAATGGCTTCCAGTTAGATGCTAGATAGTCTTCTGCGGCATCTGTTGGTAGTGCGTAGAAATTTAGTGTACCAGCACCAGAGTCTATGTTGTAATTAGTGAACAGTGTAGCAATTGGTGTGCCTGCGCCGTCTGTGAACCGAATATCACCGCCTGTTTTGTGTCTAATTGATACTTCGTTGTCTGCGGTAACACTAGCTTCAATTTGGCTAAGAATTGCGTCGCCGTTACTATCTACTCCAAAGTCTGCTGCGTTAATTGCCGCAGCAATTAATTCTGCATCAGCAGTATTACCATTAGCAGTAAACGAAACTGTACCAGATACAGCTAGAGTTAAGCTGCCAGGATAGGATTGCTTCATTGTAAAGTTTTTTGTACCATTAAATGAAGTTGATGTAATTGCTGCTGAAGTTATAACTGTACTGCCTGTGGCACTTCTGTAATATGTTTTAAATTCTGCTAGAACTGAGTTATCAGAAGTATTGACTTCTTCACTGTTATATTTGACAAATAAATTGTTTACAGCAAGATTAACGCCGCCGCCGGATCTATCTAGATAATAAAGTGCAGCGTGGCTGTTTTCATACAGAG